TATGTATAAACCCTGTAAATTCAAAACAGGAGAAAAAGAAAAATGTTTATTTTGATGAATTTTTTTCTCGAAATATTTGCAAGAATAAAAAATGTCCGTATCTTTGCACCCGTAATCGAGAAATATACTACTCAAGACAACAAAAATTGTTCTATGGTGTAATGGTAACACGTCAGATTCTGGTCCTGAAATTCCAGGTTCGAGCCCTGGTAGAACAACGACTTTAAAAATTATCCCTTGTAAGTTATAGCTTGCAAGGGATTTTTCATTTACGGGGGGCATAATAGGGGACATTTTGTTCTGATTGTTTACTCAGTTTCTATTTGGGTAGCCATTTTATCAGCATTCTCTTCCAATGAGACTTTTATATAGTCCATCAAACTTTCAGCGGTAGTATGTCCGGTTACTTTCATTATTTGTATAGCGGAGTAGCCAAGTAAAAATAAATTTGTTGCACCGGTACGGCGTGCGGTGTGTGAGGTGATCAACTCGTATTTTTTTACCAGGCGCTCTTTTGTTTCACCACCTATGTTCTCAGTCAAAACTACTTCTTTGTCGATACCGGCCAGTTCTCCGATTTTTTTTAGTGCTCGGTTGAATGGCTGTTCTACTATTTTAGGTACTTTGTAATCATATTTCTGTAATAAGGTGTCAAGCTCTGGAAATAAGAAGGGGATCAATACGCGTTGCTTAGTTTTGATTTGTACTAAATCAATGACCTTGTTTCCGTTTCCTGTTGTTTGGATATGCTCAGGAGAGATTCTGCTGTAGTCGCTGTAGCGCTGTGCTACATAACAACCGATCAGGAATACATCTCTGTATTTTTCGTATGTTCCGGATAGCGGTAAGTCTATCAGCTTTTTCAATTCCTCAGATGTGAGGTATATGTTATAAACTTTTTCTTTGATTGCTTTAAAGTTGTTTGATTGAAATATAGTGTTTTTACTTATTCCTTCTTCGAAAGCTGTATGTAGTACTGCTTTTATTCTTTTTATAACAGATCCTGTTGTATTGGTCCGGAATCCAATCTGATTACAATATTGGAGTAAACTGTTGTAAAAATCAATATCTATTTCTTCTATATTAATGCAACCGATCTCTTTTTCAAAATCAGTCAACAACAATAGGTTTGATTTGTATGATTTGATAGTGTTAGGAGAATATTTTGTCCCTTTGTCGGTTAGATATGTGCCGTTTTCCATCCGGGTGACCACAGACGTGAAGTATTCAATGAAGTTAACGGGTTTTACTTCTTCGATCATTTTACGACCTAAAAATTCTAAGACTCGTTTCTGTATCGTGTCGAGTGATACAGTCTTGTCTCTTTTTAGGTCAAGGATTAGATCGTTAACGAACAGATCAATCTCGTCTAACTTGATGGAAAGAATGCTAAGTTCCTTTTGTAAGATGGGAGCAAGGGTTCTTAATTGTTTTTTATTCGATATTGGACGCTGGTTGTCCTTATCCCAGTATTCCGGGATAATAGTTTCTGATGTAGAGATTTTTAACCGTTTACCTTTCCAATTGAGGAAGAGGTATATAAGGGTATGTGTTCCTCTATTCGGTTCTTTTAATATGAATTTGGGTTCTAATCCTGCCATTTTACTTTGTAGTCGTCCATGTTTAAATAATCATCCGGATCATCCCAATGTGAGATACCTAGTACTTTTCCTGTTTTGGAATCTTCCAATAATACATACTTATCTCCGTCGATGTGTATCGTATCCGGAAATGATGCTATCATTGCTTTAGCTTTATCAATATTGAATACGGGGCATTCGATAATATCAAAATGTTCTATTTCCCTTTCTAGTTGTTTGAGTAGTTCTTCCTTATCGACTTTCCAAAACTTCATTTTTTTGTTTGTAAACTTACCAAATGAGTACCAAAATTTAAAAGCACTAGCCGGACATGAATTTTGTGGACCGATTGCATTAAGTTTACGGCATCCCCAGCCAGGACAACGGTTGTTGACCCAGCAGTGATGTTCTTTGTCCTCTGAACGTGTATATTGACCGTAACAGATGGCAATAGAGCGGTTATTCATTAAACATTTTTCCTTTTCCGGTAAATATATATTCAAGATTTATATTGTACCGCTCGTATGCCATGCGAATAGCATACAAGGGTACATTCATTGTGTTTTCAATCTCCATACGGTATATGTTAGAGGATGCGAGGCCGACGGACTCTGCAAATTGTTTTTTTGTTTTTATTTTCCTTAGTCCGATCAGTTGGTACATGATAGCCAGGAACCGGTCGGTTATAATCCTGTTTTCTGTAATCTTCTCGTTTGCTAACATATTACTTCGTTTTATATAAGAGATATAAAGCATTTATTTCTTTATAATATACAATTGATAGATTGTTTTATCTTTTTGTTATCTTTTTCTGTTACTTCACTATCGTATTGATTTTCCGATGTTTCCATTCTCATTAATTTAATTCCTGTGTTAGCTATTAGAGCTAATTGTTCTTTGGATAAGTTGTATGAAGGTACAATGTAGGAATAAGAAGCACCATTAATTGAATTAAATTCTGTTTTTTGAGCTTCTGATGCTTCAAACTCTAAAATACTATCATCATTTAGTTTTAAAAGCAGTTTGTTCCCTTTAGATATAAACAGGCTTTGTCCTCCACCCGTAAGTTTTTAAGTTTATAAAATAAAATCCACCGCTAAAACCGAATGAGTGTGCAAAGAAATGTCTACTTGTGAATTTCTTATTAATGTTCACGAAGTTTGTAATAACTATCTTTTCTCCAGTAAACGCATCTACTTCATTTTTAATGTAGTCACATTTCTGAGCATTAGCAGATAAAGTAATAATGATGGTCAATAATAGTAAAAATGTTTTCTTCATGCTTTGAATTGTTTAATTAGTGATTTTTATTCAGGCACTTTCTATGCCGTGTTTTTTTCTCATATTGTTTACTTATTCTTTTGTTGTTTGACCACATTGAATAGTTGCGCTATATCTCTGAGGTCCACCGTAAAGTCTGGATAAATCGGATTGAAGGAATGACAGGTAATTATTCCTTTTTCAACATCATGGTCAACAATCTGTTTGAGTACAATCCCATCTGTCTTATGTACGATGACGAATGCATCCCATGCGTTGATATGTAATTTACTTTTCCAGTAATCACAGCCTATTTCCCGACAAAGCAAAATGTCCCCTTGCTCATAGCTGTGCTTCATACCATCGTCCATGCTGTCACCTCTGACTTCAAAGCTGATGTACTTACCTTTATATTCTTTGTCAACAATCCACGGGATTTTAGGAAGTGTTTCAATGTAGGCTACGTCAGCCCAACCCATCATATAGCCAGCTTGTGCATATTGGTTTACTAGTGGAACCATCATAACGCCTCCTATTGTTAATTGTGTTACTTCGTTTTGTATTGGTTTATTTAGAATGCTGCCTTCTCCTGTAAGAAGCTGTAGTTCATCAATACCAAATGTGTCTTTTATTCCTTTTTTGATATTTTCTGACACGGAAGGGTATTTCCCATTTCGCTTGTCTTTTTTAAAAAGACGGTCTAAAACTTGTTGCTTTACGTCGATACGGTCAGCAAAAGCAGAGATATTACCGTCTGATTTTTCCTGTACTAAATCATATATTTTTTTGTTTAGTATAGGCAGTTCATCATAGTTAGAAATAAATTTCCCCATATTTGTGTAAATACAAACAATGTTTGTATATTTGTGTCTGTATCAAGTTGCGGATGATACAATACAAGTTAATAATCTCCCATATAGGGATTATATAAGCAACTTCCTCCAAACCGCAACTTTAGAGTTGGTCGCTGTTCTTTTATAATTATGAAACGATTAATTCGCTTACTAATCATTAGGTATTTGTCTATCTTGTACAAAGGCTGTATAGGAGTAAACCTTCTTAAAGAAGCCGATAGGATTTATCAATGGGTGATAACTGGCAAGTTATTCAAAGATAAGTCTCTTTAGATCTTCGTAGGTCTCTTTTACTAGGGCCTTAGTCGTACCTCCCTGTACAAAGTAGATTTCACAACCATTATTTTTAGGAGTCAATACCTGGATGGTGTTGACGTTGATAATCGCTTTTGTACCATCTATGATAGTAACTTCAATGAATTCGTTTCTCATATTTTATATAATTGTTTAATAACTAAATTCAATTTATTATGTCAGTAATCATTTTATTGCTTTTGATACTATCGATATTATGCCTTGTAATACATTCTATACTTACTCTTTGGCTCTGTATCACCATAATAAAGCAACCAAATGATATTCCTCCAAAAATTGTGATCATTAAAGGATATTATGAAAGAGAAAAACATTGTTCTGTTCGCCAGCGTAATACTTGCAATAACTTTCAGAGAACCTCTTGTGAAGCATGCAAATATTTCTACTAAAGTGGAGCATGAACATGTTTACATATCAAATCAATAGCTATATCGATGTTCTTGCATTGAATTTCATGCAGGGTGGTGATATAGGCTCTTTTAGTTTCTTCCATTGTGATAATATCTCCTTCTTTCAGTAATCTGATTATATAGCCAATACATATTTCAACTTCGTCTGTTTTCTCCTCAATCGAATGAAATTCTCTTGCAGCAAATATAAAACTCTGGATAGCAAAAGCCCTGTTGTTTTCTATGTTTGCTATTCCATCTCTTAAATATATTTGCCCGTAAATGTGTGCATGTTCTTTTTCTTTCGATTCATGAGCCTGCTCTTTATAATCGGCTATTTTAATATTGACTTGATTGTCAATTCTTTTGTTTATATCTATTATTGTATATATCTGCCATCCAATAAGTACGGTCACAAGCATTGAAAGGATTCCTACTAAAACACCTGCTATATCCCAACTCAATGGCTTAGCATGTATGTACGATATGCAAATCGCTGTAATAGAAAATATTATAGCAATAAAAGATAGTCCTGTATGTATATACTCTTTTTTCATTCTATATAATAAAAGTTAATATACAATCATTGTTTGTTTATTGCGTTTGTAATTACAAACAATGTTGTATATTTGCAATGTGATTAACAACAAACAATAATCACAACACAAAGTAAATAGCAAATATAAGAAAAGTAAATAACCTGATATAGTCAATTTGATAAAAAAGTAAACGATATGAGTAACAAGATTGAACTAATGAAAGCGGAAATTGAAACTTTAGTAAGCATGACAGAAGAAGAAGCATGCAGAGAGTATAACGTTGATAGCAAAGTAGAGGCTGTTCAGTACATCATTGATTTCTGGGTGTAGGAAGGAGGTAGCCATGAATGAATTAAGAGATATTTTAAAGATGGTACAAGTGGTACAATGTGAATGTTTCGGAACGGAAGTTACGATTGCAATATTCACTAACCAGAAATATTTTTCAGTCCATGTACAACGTGCCGATCGGGATTATGAGGTTGTCTATTCAGACAAATTCTATTCAACTGAAACATTGGCAATAAACACGAAGAAGTTTGCTGGATTGTATGCCTTTGTTGTTGATGAAGCTTTTCGCATCGGATATACACTGATAGGAAACAAATTTACCAAAGTAGAAAACCGCTGTGAAGCAGGCTAATGATTGACTAAAATAAGGTTCAGCCGGGTGAGAGTCCCGGCACACGGGCGGTCAGTAATCTGGGATGAAACATTACAGAGTGCGCACGATGTAAAGAGGCTGGTTCGATACCGGCACCGTCCACATTGAAAACGATCTTTGACGTACTACGAGATATGATATGTAACCGTTAAGGCGTGAAGGCACGCTGGTTACGAGTAAATAACCCACTAAATGAGTCTGCGATATGAAGGAGAGAACACCAACTTAGAGCAGGCGGTCACAAGTGTAGCGGAGTAAACAAAATTATTTGACAATATATTCATTTTTCTGCCAGGCTTGTTACCGGGTTCGACTCCCGGTTGACCACACAAATCAATAATAAATTAATTATGACTACACAAGAAGCAATTGAATTTATCCGTATAAACAAACAGTACGGAGATAAAAAGGCCATATGTGAACGAGCTGGTGTATCACACCAGACATTTAATACTATGATGAAACATGAGAAAGGCCCTGATGAAGAGAAATGGTATGATGCCGAATACAAAGTTTTGTGTGAGGCTGTCGCGTATCTAAAACCTAAAGTTGCTCAACGCAAAAAGATGGCGGAGGAACTTAAAAGAAAACTGTCTCAAATATGATTCCGTTAACCGCTTCGGAAACGGATGCAGTACTTTACCTGGCCGAACATGAGGTTGTAAAGGTTGCTGCCGATAAACGCTGTGTATCGGAACACACCGAAAAAAATCAGATAAAGTCGGCAATGGCCAAACTGGGTGTAACTACCCAGATTGGATTGATAAAAGAATTCTTCCGGTTGATATATGGGATTGAATTTAATCTGCAAGATGCCCGGCAAATGTTAGCAATCTTTTTTCTATCTCTCTTTCTTTCAACTTGGGGAAATTGGGATCAGGTTGCATGTAGAGCCCGGAGGATAAGAGGACGTTTTGAATATGAATTAATGGTTGCATAATAATGGATACTAAAGCTGTACTAATGATATCAATGCCTGTGACAGAACTGGCTAATTTGATAGAGATTGCTGTTGACAAGGTTTTAGATAAGCGTTTTTCTCCCTTGCGAAGACAATTTGAAGACCGTCTGATAACATTGAAAGAAGCCGCTCAAAAGTTAGGGGTAACAGACCGGACAATGAATAATTTAGAAAAACGTGGCGAATTGATTCCTACCCGAATAGGGGCAAAGGTGATGTATAAAGAGAGTGATATAACACAATACCTAAATCGAAAATCACAATGAAACTACTATTATCCTTCCTATTCTTTTTCCTGTCTTTCGGATGCTTATTTCTTGTGTGTAACGCAGATAAATGGGAACCTGGAAATGTCTTTTTCTGGGCGTGTGTATTTGGAGTATCGGTTATTGTGACAGAAAAACAATTGAAGAAAAAAGAGAATACTAAATAATATTACTAACAAATTAATTTTCAAGCTATGAGTTTATTCAAACAACCTTCCGAACTGGAAGTTTCTACAACAATCAAAGCGCTGATCTACGGACAGCCAGGTCTCGGTAAGTCAACATTAGGTTTGTCTACTCCTTCTCCGGTATTATTGGATTTTGATGGAGGTGTAAAGCGTGTGAATGGCGCTTTTCAGTGTCCGACGTTACAGGTGAAAAATTGGGACATGGTGATTGAGGCATTGCAGGAAGATTTATCTCCATTTAAAACAATCGTTATTGATACTGCCGGGAAGATGTTGGATTTTATGTCTGCCTATATTATCAAAAACGATCCGAAGATGGGACAGCGTGACGGTTCCCTTTCTTTGAAAGGCTATGGAGTTCGTAAGACAATGTTTATCAATTTTCTTTCTCAATGTTCAATGATGGGTAAACATTTAATTTTTGTCGCTCATGAACGGGAGGAGAAGGATGGAGAGAACCGGATTGTCCGTCCAGAGATTGGCGGATCGTCTGCTGGGGACCTGATTAAAGAACTCGATCTGGTTGGTTACATGCAAGCGATAGGTAGTGAGCGTACAATTAGTTGGTCACCTACTGAGAAATTCTATGCAAAGAATACATGTAATCTTCCGCCCATGCAGAAGATACCAATCATTATTGATGCTTCTGGCAATGTTACCGGACAAAACATTTTCTTATCAAGTATATTCGATAGCTATCAGGCTTATTTGAAAAAGCAGGCAGATATCAGTAATGATTATGAGGCTTTGATTGATGTGGTAAAGGAAAATGTAGAGTTGATTGTTGATGCTGATACCGCCAACGGTGTCACTGAAAACATGGGAAAGCTACAACATATTTGGGATAGCAAACTGAAAGCCGGTCTGATGATCCGGGATAAGTGTAATAGCCTGGGATTAAAGTTGAACAAATTAACTAAGAAATATGAATCAGCCGATGCCGCAGCAACAGCCTAAGTATAAATTCTACCCGTCTCTTTTAGATCAGTTTGAAAAGTATCTGCATGTGGATCGTGAGTTTGAGCATTTTTTCAATCAAGATCAGGAGACAGGAGATTATAAAAAGACGTATGAAGAGATAGAGACTGAAATGAAACAGTCTCTACTCGACAGTATTAACCGGGTTTCGTTCGATTCAGAAGCCGCAGATAAGGGTACAGCATTCAATGATATTGTTGATTACTTTATCCATAGAAAACCGGTAAGAACTCAGATCATAGAGGATATCAATGCCGATGTAGTTACAGCGACATACAACAACAGAACATTTTATTTTTCTTATCGTTTCTGCTGTAAGGCAGCAGAATATTTTCATGGGTCTGTTAGCCAGTTATTTGTAAAAGCTGTTCTCCCTACCAAATACGGAACCGTTGAGTTGTACGGATACATTGATGAACTGAACCGTAATAGGGTGTACGATATTAAGACAACTTCCCGGTATGAGTTTGGAAAGTACTCAGAAGGTTGGCAACGACATGTGTATCCTTATTGCCTTATCTCTTCCGGTCTTGTTAAAGATATTGATTCTTTTGAGTACACTGCTTATCATCTGAAAGGAGGCACAAGCCGAACTCCTCTCATTACCGGAGTACAATACCCAGAACTTTATAAATACGATCATCAGCAAAGCCAGGGGCTATTAGCCCGGCATTGTGAAAGGTTTATTGAATTTTTGGAATTGAACCGGGATCTAATCACTGATAAAAAGATTTTTGCTGAAATATGAAAACACGATTTGTCAAGGAACAAGGAGTAATCAAGTGGCAAGGTCAGCCGATCGAGCTTCTCTTTAATCTTGTTGCCAACGGTGAATATACGCTTGAAATAAAGAAGAAAGTCAAGAAACGCACTGTTGATCAGAATGCTCTTATGTGGCTGTGGTTTACTTGTATGGAAGATGAAACGGGAACACTGAAACAAGACTTTCATGATTACTACTGTAAAAAGTTCCTTTGGCGAAATGTATTCATTAATGGTAAAGAGGAAATTGTCGTCCGGACTACATCGAAACTTAATACGGCTGAAATGACTGTATTTCTCAACAAAGTACAGGCGGATGCCGCTAGCGAATTCGGTATAAGATTACCGTCTCCGGACGATCAATATTTCAACTCATTTACAAACAGGTATGAACATATAAGGTATTAGGATGGAAAAACAGGTTAAGATTGGGAATCTCGCCCATGAACATGAGAGTGAAACCGCTAAACAGACTTTAGTAAAATCAGTAAAAGCCACTGAAAAAAGGTTGTTGAAAGCGAAAAAATTAACCCGGTTAGTGATTGGTTCTGCAATAGTAATGACCACATGTCCGGAAAAGTATAACACATTAATTCGTTGATAGTATGGAAGAAAGAGAACCTAAAATTAAAAAGGCTGTATTGAATGGCCGTCAGTTGACAGTAACTTATACGGAGTTCCGTCCGGAGGGTGACAAGGATATCGCTGTTAAGTCTGAGATACCGGCACATATTGATTGTACAAATGCATTCAAAAAACTGATTCCTCATTTTATTCTTCTCACAGAAATGAAAGAATCCGATAAAGTAAGTCAGCGAGCTGCGATTGTTGGAATGGATAATCTGATTGGTGACGACGATGATTTTAAGAATGCTGATGTTTACGGTATCAAAATGGGAAAGAATGATAGTAGTACCGATACAGTCATTTTGATGGGTGAACGGTATCTTCAAATTGGTGGTTCAGTTGATTTCAGTTCTCCAGCTCAGGCGTTGGAATCATCGGATAGTGAATTTGAATATCCTTACATTAATGAATTGAACCTGGCTGTACAGGCAGTGATTTATGAAGTAAAAGAATATTTGTTCAATCAAAAATTTGCTATCACTCAAACGACGCTAGACTTTGAAGCAGTACCGGACGCTCCGTTTGAAGCCGGAAAAATGGTAGATACGGATACCGGAGTAGTTACTCCGATCACTGTTGAGAAACCGAAGCGAGGACGTAAACCGAAAAATCAACCTCTTGCAACAGCAGCAGCATGTTAATCCAAGAAGACGAAAAGAATTATTTCCTGCAATTTAAGTATCATCCGCTTATGATTGATGTTGTCAAACGTATTCCTGGACGGAAGTTTGACAGCAAACTAAATATGTGGGTGATACCTAAAAGTTTTTATCCACCTGGAAAGTATACTCAAAAGGCCTATGTCGACATATTCGCTAACTGGGCTGTAAAATATGGCTATGAGAAAAGCGTACAAAAAGGAGCTCAGGCTTCAAGACCGGACGTTCATTATACGCTTCCTCCGATGCCGGAATTAATTTCACCACATGGGTTAAAGATAGAACCTTTCCCATATCAGAAACAAGGCATTGCCTACGCTTTACAGAAAAAGCGGTGTTTCTTTGGGGATCAACCAGGTTTAGGAAAGACATTGCAGGCTATCGGTACTTCTTTTATTGCAAAGACGTGGCCGGTATTGGTGATCTGTCCTGCCAGCCTAAAGATCAACTGGCAACGGGAATGGAAGAAATTCACTGGCAAAGATGCAATTATCCTTGATGATCGGAATAAAAACAACTGGCACCGGTATTACGAAATGGGATGCTGTGATGTATTCATTACGAATTATGAATCATTGAAAAAGTTTTTTGTTGAAGACTTTGCCGGTGGTGTAACCCGGTCGATTAAGCTAAAGCCGGTAGCCAGTTTGTTTAAGTGTGTGATCATTGATGAAAGCCACCGATGTAAGTCAAGTAAGACACAGCAATCAAAGATTTGTTACAAGTTATGCCAGGGAAAGGAATATCGTTTCCTGCTCACTGGAACACCTTCGATCAATGGTCCGGGTGATCTGATCCAGCAATTAAAGATTATGAATCGTTTGGATGATTTCGGAGGATATAAGAGTTTTGAAGCAAACTTTATGCAGGGGCCACGGCAGGCAAGTAATTTGGAGATGCTAAACTGGCGATTATGGAATACCGGTTTCTTCCGGAGGGAGAAAGCAAAGGTTTTGGATCAGCTGCCGGATAAGATGCGTCAGGTCGTGAATGTGGATATCACAAACAGAAAAGAATATCAAGATGCAGAACATGATCTGCTTAGTTATCTGGCTGCTTATGAAAATGCTGATGATGAAAAGTTACGACGGGCCGAACGTGGTAAAGTGATGGTACAAATGCAGAAACTCCGACAAATTGCAGCTAGAGGAAAAATATCGGCAGCCGTAGAGTTTATCCAGGACATAATTGATTCCGGTGAAAAGTTGATTGTTTTTGCCTTTCTTAAAGAGGTTGTACAGGAGATAAAGAAAGTATTCCCTAATGCAGTTACCATCGTTGGAGACAATACCAGCCAGGAACGACAGGATGCCGTTGATCGGTTTCAGAATGATCCGAAATGTAACCTTATCATCTGTAATTATAAATCGGCAGGGGTAGGTCTTACATTGACAGCTAGCAGCCGTGTTGCCTTTGTTGAGTTCCCGTGGACGTTTGCCGACTGCGAGCAGGCGGAAGATAGAGCGCACCGTATCGGTCAAAAGAATAGTGTGAATTGTTATTACTTCCTTGGAAAAAATACAATTGATGAATCGATATGGGATATTATTCAGACAAAGAAAGACATAGCAAACGATGTAACCGGGACAGATGATCAGGTACCGGAGAAAACTGTCGATGCAATGATTTTGAAAATGTCTGCTAAATCAGGAATCAAGAAAACTGAAACAAGCACGTCCCCGTTCGATCGTCGTCTGGATGGTGCACTATTCAGCAATGCAATATGAAAGGTGAGGCAGGTCTGCAATCTTCATGTATAGAGTGGTTCAATCTACAATTTCCAAAATTGAAACTGCTTCTTTTCGCTGTTCCGAACGGTGGCCGACGTAACAAGATAGAAGCGGCCAATCTCAAAAGGCAGGGTGTCCGGGCTGGTGTTGCTGATCTTATTTTACTTTTTCCAAAAGGTGGTCACGGTAGCCTTTGCATAGAGATGAAGTATAAGAAAGGTACGCAGCAGGATTCGCAGAAGGACTGGCAGAGGGTAGCGGAGGCGGCAGGCAATAAATACGTTGTCTGCCGGTCATTGAATGAGTTTATGAAAGAGGTCAAGAACTATTTAGGTATTGAGCGATGAATTATATTGAATTAATAAATCGGTTTTGGGAATTGGATGAGCAATGGCAATTTTCCTGCTGTGAAACGAGACTGTATTTTTACTTGGTAAAAACAGCAAATCGTTTAGGCTGGGCGGATAACTGGACGCATAAAGATGATAAAACATCTGCTAATGTGGGAGTGTCATTAAATACAATGAAGACAGCCAGGAACCGGTTATTTCAGGCGGGTTTAATTAAATTTATTTCCGGTGGAAAAGGTCAAAAAGATAAAACAAGGTATCAAATTTTGACACCTAACTTAATACCTAACTTGACACCTAACTTAACACCTAACCTGATACCTAATCAGACTCCTATAAATAAACTAAATAAAACAAGTAATAATATACCCCCTATAATCCCCCATGAAAGCAATTTGCCTTTTCCGGAAGAAAAGCCGAAAAAGAAATCCAGTAGGGCAAAGAAAGAATTTATTCCTCCAGTACTGGACGATGTATTAAAATTCTTTTCTGGCAGCTTATTACCAGATTGGGAGAACCAGGGACGGTTATTTTTCTCTCACTACAATTCCCAGGGCTGGCGTAAAGGAACCGGCGTACAGGTTACTGACTGGGATAGTTTAGCAAACAAATGGATTTTAGATGAAAAAATTAAACGAGATGCAAGGAGTACAGGAAGTAAGACAAACAATCCAGCGTCCGGTAACGGATACGCCGGAAAATAAGATTGACCTAACGGCCTATAAGAAATTGTTTCTTCGGGTAGCAGATCACTATTCCAAAGGCACATTTGTAATCGACGAGCGAAACAGAGCGATCGTGTATTCCCTGTTTCTGTATTTCCTGAAACAATCGGGATCGCTCGATATCCAAAAAGGTTTGTGGTTAGCCGGTCCGGTCGGTACCGGGAAATCTACGCTGATGTATATTTTCAGCAGGTTCATGCAAACTTTACAAAGGGGGTTCCGAGTGTATGTGTGTAGCCGAATTACGACAGAATATGCAATGCACGGAGATTTGAGCCGGTATTTGGATAATGCCGGATGGTCTTCATTGGGGCCGGTTGATATGTGTTTCGACGAGTTCGGCCGTGAACCGATCCCGGCAAAATATTTCGGGAATGAGTTGAATGTGATGCAGCATATATTTCACATTCGGTACAGCTATTGGCAACAGTACGGATTGAGAACTTATGTCACAACAAACCTTTATCCGAATGATGTAGAACGTAAATACGGTGATTATATCCGTGATCGACGTGGTGAAATGTTCAACCTGATTGAGTTGAACGGAGAAAGTAGAAGATAACTAAACTAAAAAATAATATCCTATGAGAACAAAAAGCTTTAATGAAGTAATCGCTGATTATTTGAAACAGCGGGCAGCAGAGGACACACTATTCGCTCCGAAGTTTACTAATCCCAAGAAGAGCATTGATGAATGTTGCCGGTATATTTTAGGTGAAGCGCGGAAGCGCGGTAATGAGGTGGTAATGACTGATAATGAAGTGTTCGGCTTAGCTATACACTATTACGAAGAGGAAAATATCAAAGTGAATGCTAGAATAGGTAATTCAGTTAAAAGCCGGGTTGTAAGTAGCAAACAGGTTCCTGAGGTTCAAACTGTGGAACAGTTGTCGATACAATATGAACGGCCTGTTTTTTCCACTGTTAAGCGGGGGAGAGGTAAGAGAGAAGAAAGCAAATTACAATTATCTTTATTTGATTAAGCCATGAAGCCAAAAACAAAATTACAAAAGCTGGTAGTTAAACTGAGCGCACAATTACCGAAATTTACTGAGAAACATCGTCAATGGGCTATTGAAAATGTCGTTGATCGTATTGGTCTTCGATTGAAAAAAGGTATTATTACTTGTACTCATTGTAGTGAAGTTTTTCCTGATACAATGAAATTTGAAGATGGCGAAATTGATATCTGTCCTAATTGTGGAAGTAAATTGAAGATCGAAACAACTACGAGGAAAAATGATTTTCAAGCAGAGTATTTCTGTATCATAACAACATGCCAGGGATTTCAAGTATTCCGTTATTTTATGATTAAGAAGGAATTCAAATTTGGCTGTGAGGCACAATATAAAATTGCGGAAGTTGTTCAGCGCTGGCTCCTGCCTGATGGTAGATTTGAAACATTTGCAAAATTAACTAATACACATCAATATTATATTGATGCGTGGTGTTTTGATAGTGATATGGAATTGAGAGGTAGAGATAAACATGCCTACAATGTTGGATGCGAAGCATGTTATCCAGTTCGAAAATATCTTTCTGTTTGGAGAAAATACGGATTCAAAGGAAAAATGTACGGTTCCTATCCTTTTAACTTCTTTCATTTGATCAGTACTAACAGCCAGGCTGAAACTTTACTTAAAGCCTGTCAGTTTGATTTGCTCTATAGAATGTGTGCAGGGTATGATGATGAAATAAAAAGATACTGGCCATCGATCAAAATATGTATGCGTAATCATTATCCTGTGAAAGATGCAAAAATGTGGCTTGATTATTTGATGTTACTCAGTTACTACAAAAAGGATCTACGTAATGCTCACTATGTCTGTCCTGTTAATTTAAGAAATGCTCATGATGAGTATATGAATAAGCGGAATCGCGAATTGGCTAAAGAACGAGCTGCCTTTGATCGTGAAAAAGCTATTTATGCAGAACAACGGCGGAAACGACTTTTTGAAAAGATGAAGGAAGACAATCTCAAATATCAAGAACAGAAAGGTAAATTCTTTGATGTTCAATTCAATGATGGGGTTGTAGTGGTACGTGTACTACGTAGTGTTGAAGAGTTTAAAGAAGAAGGGGATGCTTTGAATCACTGTGTATTTACAAATGAGTATTATAAAAAGACTAATTCCCTTGTTCTTTCCGCTCGAATTGGAGATAAACACATTGAGACAATCGAAATAAATTTAACGACTATGACGGTCAATCAATGTTATGGGCATGGAAATAATAATACAAAGTATCATAATCAGATACTTGAACTTGTGAAAAAGAATATGAACCTGATCCGTCGAAGGTTGACGGCGTAAATATTAAGTTGTTATGAAATATGTTCCTGTTTTTGGTAGAAATATTGACAGCTATATTCAAAAAAGATTGAATAACAAAACTCATTTGATTTGCACATTCGATAGAGAAGACGGTTTAAAATTGTATATACTAGCAATAGAAATAAATATGAGACTTGAAGATAACTCCCTTATGCCCTGGGGAAAATATAAGGGTGAGAAAATGGCAAATGTTCCGGCTACATACTTGATGTGGCTATACAACAATGAGAAATGTAATGCGGAAGTCCAGGCGTACATTGAAGATAACATGGATGCTTTAAAAGAAGAAATCAGGCAATTAGGAGATAAAAAAGATGAAACTAAAAGATATAGCAAGCCAATTGGCTAACCGAATAAACCAACCAGCCGTAATCGAAGTGTATCTTCGACAGGTATATGCGAAGGGTTTTATAGATGGTACCAAACAGTCTCCCTGGATAAGCGTTAAGGAAGGGTTACCATGTGATCAAAATATCGTCTTGGTAAGGAGCCAATATGGAAGCAAATCTACAGCTTATTATTGCGACAATAATATCGGGTTTGTAATTTACGGAGAAAATGCCTATAAGGTTTTTGGAGTAGTAACGCATTGGATGCCGATACCGGAATTAGAAGAGGACTGAACTTTTGCTCACCTTATTTGCAAGGCGAACAAACGCGAAAAAATTGAAAATTAAGTATTAAGTCGACATTAAAATGAACATAAATGTATTATCTTCTTTACAAAGATATTTCATGTAGTATATAATGTTGGCAACTTATACAAATAATATTTAAAAAGTGAACCGTGCCGGATTCGAACCGGCGACCTCTGCCCTGTCAAGGCAGCGCTCTAAACCAGCTGAGCTAACGGTTCAGTTTGGCAAATATAAGAAAAGTTATAAAATAGTAGATATGGAAACAAATGAGAATTTCAATTTATGGTGTATTGTCGAATTATTCGGACATAACCGGATAGCAGGCAAATGTAGTGAACAAAGCATAGCAGGGAATAATTTCCTCCGGGTAGATGTTCCGGAAACGAAAATGCAGCCAGCATTTACTCGGTTCCTGAATCATGCTGCCATCTATGCTATTAATCCAATCACAGAAGAAGTAGCGCGGGATCGGGCAGAAGTTTATAATTGTGCTCCTATTGATAGATGGGATGCGAGGTCTATGCTTGAAAAAATTCAGGCAGAAATAAATAATGACAGAAAGACGATTGATTCTCCTGCTGACAATGATAAGGATGATTATCTTGTATTTTAATTTAAAAATGAGTAAACCATGAAGATAATAGTCAGTTTCTCTGGCGGTAAGGATAGCCAAGCTTGCCTGATTCAGGCTGTCCGACAATATGGAGTCGATCGAACCAAAGCAGTGTTTTGTGATACGGGATGGGAACACCCGGATACGTACCAGCATATTCATAATATATGTAGGCAATTGGGTGTTAAATTAACAACGCTTAAATCAAAGTATGATTTTGTTTCATTAGCTGAATATAAAAAGCGGTTTCCATCCACAAAGGCACGTTTTTGTACAAGCGAACTTAAAATGAAACCCATGATTGACTACATATTAGACTTGGAAGAGAGTTGTATAATCATTCAAGGGATCAGAGCTGGTGAAAGTCCCGCTCGAGCAATAATGGAACCTGAATGTATGTATTTCCGATCATATTTTCAACCTAATGCAAGCGGTAAAAAAGAAACATATAGAGGTAAAGATGTTAGAGAATGGTGTAGTAAATATGATGCTTCAGTTGTCAGACCTATTTTTAACTGGTCCGCACAAAAAGTAATAGATTGTATCCTTACAGCTGGTCAAAGACCCAATTCTCTTTATTATCGTGGATTTTCTCGTGTTGGCTGTTTCCCTTGCATTATGTGTCGGCAAAGAGAAGTTAGAGAATTGATGAAAGATAAATATGCCCGACAGCGCCTACTTGAAGCAGAGCATAAAATCGGTAGATCCTTCTTTCCCCCTGATTACATACCGAAATACGCCTGTAAAAATGGAGAATTTCCTATGGTAGAAGATGTTTTCCGGTATGTAACAGATAAAAATGCAACTCTGGATATGTTTGAGCCAGAAGGAGGCTACGCGTGTATGTCAATGTTTCATGGACTTTGTGAATAATGCTTTAATGGTAGTAAATATAAGAGGCAGAGTTTACCCAGCCTCTTATATTGCCTCGACATAAGGACTTTCATAATTACCTTTTAGTCCATGTCTTTCCATATATGATCTAATTTCACTTCTATAAGCGATTTCAAAAATGTATCCATCTTTAGGTGATGGGCCAAGCGATCTGTCGAATTTGTAATAATCGCCATTGTGATAAAAAGAAATACGATAGTTTGCCATAATGTGCAGTATTTTAATTTTGTTATCTCGGTGTGTTGATAATAGTGAAAATTTATTTATGATTGCAGTTTGGGTTAAAGCTCCTAAATTCATCAAGCATTGTTGACAAGCAATCATTTTCTTTAATAAAATCTATAAGATAGTCTTCTGTAATAATAAATTGTCTATTTGTTTCTTTTTCTTTTGTTGCTAATATTTGCTCTCCGTTTGATGTTATCTGAAAACCATGAATAATTCGATTCCTCTTATCACATAGTTCTTCAAATAAATTAGCTATTTTATCATCTGAATTTTCTGTAATTGTATTTTTGATTGCAAATTTCATCATCTTAGATCCTGATGTTGTATCAATTAAATCATACCAATCATATTGATGTTTTCCTTTATTATTTAGAATATTTTCAATGACAAAAGCATTATTTGAATTGAAAACACATAGAGCAATTCCCAACAATTTTATGTATTCTTCTGACGGTAAAGCCTGTTTTGTAATTGATTCGTTCATTTTTATTTGTATATAATTTATAAATAGGTCGTTTAAAAATTCCCCCATATAGCAGGGTTTGTTATAATATTGGCAATAACATTTGAAGCAACATCAGAACCAAAACTTTTAATCTTATCTATAAGTCTATTTTTAGCTTGTATAGGATCCGATTCATTTTCTATGATTGCTTTAATCTCTTTTTGTTGTTTGCCTGTTAACTCATCTTTTATTGCTTCAATGAAGATGTCAATAGCTAAAGACTGTTCTTGAGATTGATTTTGAGATTGATTAACATTGACATGTATAGAATTGTCTGTCTTATTATTCTCATTTTGAACTTTTGGGAGTTCTGGGATAACAAGACATGATTCCAATATTCCTAGTAATTTGTCAAATAAACTAGGTGAATTATAGGATTTAGTAAAATCTTCAGCAGCTTTTTCAAAATCATTAATACATCTGTCTCCTGTAAATTTGAAAGATAAAAACCTGATAGTCTTATTTTTCCAAATTTCATATTCTGATATACTTTTTAGATTATAAGCGTCAAAAGTCCTCCATTCATTTTCTAATGTAGGTATATAAGAAATCCCCTTCCTAATTTTGTTACCTTCTTCTATAAGGTCTTCGAGAGTTATTGTAGCCATATAATATTATTGTATGAATTTCCAAAGGTATAAATTAATTTGATGTGATGATATTTAAGGAACCATAAACTTAACAGTTGTGTTTTGTAAATATCATAATGATTATATATTATTCAATATGATATTTTTATTATATTTGTCTTTACATAAATCTGTATGTATGAGTAATATAAAGATTGATCGAAATAACTATCGTATCCATGATGACAAGAACAAACGTCTGATCCGGAAAAGCCTTGAAGAATGTGGTGCCGGGCGTTCTATCCTTTTTGATAATGATGATTGTATCATTGCTGGAAATGGTGTATATGAGCAGGCCCAGGAGCTAGGTTTAAAAGTCCGTGTTATTGAAAGTGATGGTACGGAACTTATTGCGATCAAACGTAAAGACTTATCGACAGAAGATGCCCGGCGTAAGGCATTAGCTTTAGCGGATAACCATACATCTGATACGTCATTTTTTGATTTTGATGCTGTTGTAAAAGATTTTGGCGTTGATGAATTGGATAGTTGGGAGATTGATTTGTCATCAGTGGCTATCAATATGGAAAATCAGTATGAAGATATTCCGGATGAACTGACTGCAGAAAGAAAAGTTGCTCTTCCATTCGTGAAGATATCATTTCAAAGTGTGAAACAGTTTGAGCGATTTGAAGTAGGATTGAAGGTACTTATAGAAAAGTTTGAAGGTATAACCTATGTTGTGGGAGGTGGTGAATTATGAGACTGGAAAAGGCTTCATACCAGGCTATTAAATTTGCATGTTTGAAATATCATTATGCAAAAGCTGTACCACAGTCCCGACTTGGTTATTCTGTCTTCAATGATTCGGATGAGTGGTGTGGAGTGATATTATTTTCTAATGGAGCCAATCAACATATTGCATCGAGCTTTAATCTGGTCCAGGGGCAAGTCATGGAGTTGGTCCGTGTGGCATTGAACGGAAAACAGGAATGCACGTCCAAAGCTTTGTCTATGTCATTGAAAACAATTAGGCAGGATGCACCGCTAATCAAGTTGATCGTTAGTTATGCAGACCGGAACCAGGGGCATATTGGAGTGATTTATCAAGCAACAAACTGGTATTACTTAGGTGAGTTTTCTTCTGAACGTGGTGTTATGCTGAATGGTAAATTGATTCACCGGAGATCGGTTGTATCTAAATATGGAACATCGACATTAGAATGGTTGAAGAAGAATGTTGATCCACATGCAGAAGTGATCAAAGGTGAAACGAAGATCAAATATGTTTATCCGATTGATCGAAGGATGATCAAATCTATAAGGGCTATATCTAAGCCTTATCCCAAAAGAGTAATAGTTTAACAATATAGGTTTAACAAAATGGCAGCAACAAGAAAAGCAGGAGAGAGGGAACGAGACAAACAGTTGATTGCATCCCTTTACTTTAAAGCATATACATTCCGGGAGATTGCGGAGTCTGTATCTGCCATAACTGGCCGTACGATTTCCCATGTAACAGTATTCAATGATGTTAAGGAGATACTGAAAGAGTCTGAGGAGGCCCGGAAGGATTTTGTTAATAATCAATTGACAATAGAACTCGGGAAAATCAACAAGCTGGAACGCGAGTATTGGGAAGCCTGGGAGAAGTCAAAGACGGATCTGAAAAAAAAGTCTGTTGAGAAGAAGGATGATTGTGAGGGTGATCCGGCGAAAGGTAAGAAGAAGTCTTCTACCCGTGTAGTGGGGGAGGAAATTATCAATATGGGTGACCCGCGTTATCTGGCCGGTATCGAGCGATGTATTGAAATGCGTTGTAAACTTCTTGGAATAAACGGAACTCAAAAAGTTGATGTGACAACGGGCGGTAATAAGATACAGTTTACCGGTTTCAATTTCCTGCCGGTAACACCGAACGTAGAACAGCTAATAAAGCAAGCTGATGAATGAAGGTAAATTTAAAACAGCGGCTTGCCTACAACTATCTAGCGGATAGTGAACATAAATTCATCCTGTACGGCGGTGCGGGAGGTGGTGGAAAATCTTGGTTAGGGTGTGAATGGTTGATGCAATGTGCCTTTCATTTGCCTGGTACACGCTGGTTTGTTGGTCGTAACAATTTGAAGGACTCACAGGCTTCAGTATCGGTAACGTTTGGTAAGGTTGCACAATATCACGGGTTTACCGGTTACCGTGTCACAAACGACGGAATCAAGTTCGACAATGGTTCGGAGATCGTTTATCTGGATTTGACTTATTATCCATATAAAGACCCAATGTATGAACGGTTAGGATCGAAAGAGTTTACCGGAGGATGGATAGAGGAAGCCGGAGAGATCAACGGTCTAGCTTTCGAGATGCTGAAAACTCGTACAGGTCGACACTTGAATGATGTCTATAATATCCCGTCGAAAATACTGATAACCTGTAATCCCAAAAAGAACTGGCTGTACAAGAGATTTTATCAGCCCAGTAAAGCAGGTAAGCTCAAAGTACCGTATGCTTTCATACCGGCATTAGTACAAGATAACCCGTTTGTCACAGAAGACTATGTTGATACCCTTCGTCAGACAGAAGATAAAGTAACGTATCAACGTCTTTATCTGGGAAAATGGGAGTATGACAGTGATCCGAACTCTTTGGTCGATTACGATGCAGTAATGGATTGCTTTACCAACACCGGTGCATTGATCGGAGGGAAGGCTATAAGTGCCGACCTGGCAATGAAAGGGCGAGATCACTTTGTCGCGGGTTACTGGGAGGGTTTACGGGTGTCGATCGAGATTGATAAAGACAAATCATCAGGTCGGGAGATTGAAACGGATTTGCGAAAGCTCATGGTTACGCGTGGCGTCGGCAGGTCCCAAACAGTTGCAGACAGTGATGGCTTAGGAAGTTATCTGGAGAGCTATCTGAACGGAATCAAAGAGTTTAAGAATGGTGCATCTGCATTCAATAATAAATATGCGAACCTGAAAGCCGAATGTGCATACAAGTTGGCCGAAATGATAAACAAACGGCAGTTGCAGATCATTTGCCGACTGGATCAGGCGGAACACATTGCTGAAGAACTACAGCTGTTGATCGCGGCGAATGTAGATAAGGATACCCGGAAAAAGGATATCATCAGCAAGGAAGCAATGAAGGGTATAATAAAGCGGTCTCCGGACTATTTAGATATGCTGATAATGGGAATGTATAGACTTGTTGCCCCGCGTACGGGTAACTCAACATATAACTGGTAATGAAGATAACGAGTAAGACTACTATTGAAGATGTGATTCTGATGCTAAAAGGTATTGACTTTTGGGATCAGTTGGAGACTGTATTTATTCCGGTGAAAATACCAGAACTGACATACGGTCAACGTATTGACTTATCCTCCATGAATACAAGGTATGACCTTCTGTTTATTCCTCAAAAAGTATTGTTAGGACTAGATGAGAAGGAGGTGATGAGTAAGCCTTTTATCTCTGTCTACAACTATGGTCTGTCTGTTTACCAGGAACTGGAACGTATGACAATCCGTGACGAAAAAACATTCAAATATAATCCGACGGCGGAAGAAGTAAAAGCTGGATTTTATGGGATCGATCACGGTGTTTTTGGCGTTGTCGATCGGATTGCTCAACGTCTGTCTATTTCTCATGAAGCAGTATTCGATTTGCCGGAGAGACGGATATATGCAATGATGAAGATCGACTATGACAACGGAATGTATCAAAGGAGGTTGAACCAAATAATAAGTAAACAGAAATGACAGTACAGGATAAATTGAAACAGGTTGCTGAATCACTAGGAGTACCGTTCGTTTTTGAGGATTGGACCCTGGCTAATGTGGAGATTGACAGGACACCACTTCCGGCCGTCGTGTATGTTCTTCCTGCTTCCGGGGAACTGGACTTTAAGAATGGAAATATCCGTGACAACCAGAACGGGATGCTGGCTTTCTTAGATAAAGTAGAGTTGAATGGTAACGGTTTGGATAATGACTGTGTCGTTGACCGGATGAAATCATTAGCTATGAGATTCATTGTGAAGTTGAACGAAACAGGAAACTTTGAACCTTTGGGGGGAGTGATGAAATACCAGGTTGCATATAATAAACTCAATGCTGTTACTTCCGGTATTGTCTTTGAAGTGGTGTTGAAAGAGATAGCCGGAATATGTGAACGTAATCTATGAAAGAAGTACAGAACATTGTATTTGAAGAATTGGAAGATCTTCGGAAGCGAATCATTTCCAATATAGATAGCTCCGGTCGTAGAGCTTCTGGGCGTACATCTGAATCCATGCGTACCGATGTATCTGAGAATCGCGGAGTATTGTTTGGTCGTATGGCTTTTGGTACGTTGGAGACAGGGCGTAAACCGGGTAAGGTTCCGGCCGGATTTTATCAGATTATAAAGCAGTGGGTAATTGATAAAGGTATCTCTTTTGATAGCCAGTCAGAGCGCAATTCTTTTGCTTATCTGGTTTCTCGTAAAATAGCCAGGGAAGGAACACAACTTTACCGAAGGGGAGCAGATACAGATGTATATACGGCTGAAGTTCCGGAAACAATTGAACGTATAAAGGATCGTGTCGGTTTCTTGATGAGATTGGAGTTTGAATCTATAAAATTGAACAAATAATATGGCAACAGTAAATGCACCAACGGATACGCAGTATGTTTTTGATCCAGTTCTTTTCATAATGGAAGGAGCTGGGGAGTATGATATCACTATTGAAGGGGTGAAGACAAAAGTGTCTGCAATAGCTAACACTGCTGTGTTTGATGCATCAGGACTTTTAAAGTCCTTGTTCACTATTGATACGTTGTCAAATGGGATGGTACGGAAGAATGTTGCCTGGTCCGTGGTGCAAGCCGGTGTATCTCTCGCTTCCGGAATCTTTGAAGTTGTCTATGGAAGCAATAAGGTTGTCAATTTCTCCGGAGACGGGGCACATATCACATTACGCTGGATTAGCCGTAGCGGTGAGTTAGATTCATACGAATTCTGTATTCATCAGGACAGCCGGAAATTAGAGAATATTCAGACAGCTGGTATCGGAGGATTGACTTATAAATTATCATTCAGTCAGGTTAATAAAATAACTCTGTTCACAGCTTTGGTGGACAGGGAAACATTTGAAGACTTTACGGCCATTCAGGAAAGTGCGATTGTACAGGCCTCTGTACTTGATGGGTGGTTGAATGTAGAGGTTGAAGCAAAAGAGTATAAACGAACAAAAGCCGCATTGCAGGATTTTGATATAACAATAGTGTTACCGAATGAAAGATAAACTATTCATTGATAATGTAGAGGTTGATTTACCGGAAGGTGGATCGGGTGTCGTATTGAATCGTGCAGTGAGTAAGCCTGCTGATATGTCAACGATATTGTCGGGATATTCTTATACTATCCAGCTTCCTAAAACAGCACATAACATTCAGACGTTTGGTTTCTCAACGGAGGTGAATGTAGAAAGTGACTACCCACATGTAGAACACACAGCAAAAGTAATCAGGGATGGTATCACTCTGTTTGATGATGGTGTTGCAGTCGTTAAATCTGCCAGTAAAACAATTGAAGTTCTGATCAAATTCGGAGGAAATAAACGGTTGACAAGTCTCAATGATTACAAGCTAAAAGATATTTTTCCGGATAGTGGTTTGATTCCCTGGGACTATAGTGTGACCGAAACGGACTTTGTAAAATGGGTTCCAAAGTTAGACGGAATGCAAAGACAGCATCCCGAACATTTGCGGCCAGCAGTTAAAGTGTCTACATTATTCGATATGATTGTTGGGCAGTCGTTTGTCATGAATAACGCCTATCGATCTGTGATTGAAAAAATGTGGTTGATGTTACCTACAACAAATGGGAGTGAGGACGTTGTAAAGAATCTGGCTTTCCGTCTCAAGGGGACAACAACATCTGATCTGATCTCCGGTAGGGAACGTTATGATATTCTACCTGATTTGAGTTATCAAAATGCTCCTTATCATCAGAAACTGCATGACCTTATATATCGCACATTACCTGTAACCTTTATTAAAATTCCATTAGGTGGACGATATCGGATAAAAGGTACAGTAAAAGCGAATAATGTAGCTACAGGATGGAAGTTTGGTATATTCAGTCCTTCGGTTGAGTTTAAGGAAGGCGAGCCTCCTATGTTCGATATATTCGAAAGTGTATCAAAAGATATTGATGAGTATAGAAATATTGGTACAGGTGATATTTGTTTTGGTATTTACGATCCTTTTAAGACTGGGAATTTTGAAATAGATTTGACTATCTCTTTTGCTCCGGAGAATGAAAAGGATTATTCCCAGACAGCATTCTTATTGGATTATCCTATACGGGAGAACCTTCCGGATATATCGACGATGGACTTTATAAAGTCTGTCATGGGGGTGTTTGGCTTGATGGTTGAACAGCAGGGAAGTGTTTTATCATTTTATAATGTAGATGATGTAATCCTGAATAAATCCGGAGCGATTAATATTTCAAAAATGCTTATTGATAAAAAAGATGATAAGCTGGAATATTCCTATGGATTGACTAAAAAGAATATGCTGAAATATGCAGAAGATGATTTGGTCGATAAATCGTTCGGAGCATATACGTTTACAGCAGACACGTACGATAAGCAGGAGAATACGGTATATCAGTCTCCTTATGCTGCTACTGACAAAAACATTCCTCTATATACTTATAAGGTTGAAGAAGGGAAAGCAGAATATACTTTGAATAAAACGTCAAAGTGCCGGTTATTGTTGGAGAATGGGACCGTTGCGCTGGAAGTTTTGGGAAAATGGATTGATGCAGATATGAAAACTGTCACTTTCCGTTCATTTACTTTTGAACCTTTGAAATATGACAACCTGGTCCGTAGATATTGGACGGGGTATTTAGGTGTTTACGCAAATAAACCGAGAATTTCATATCGAAAGGCAAAACTTGATCCGACCTTTTTCCCGAACCTGTCTTTTTGTAAGCCATTGTATGCAGATGGTAATTATTATATGTTGCTGTCTGTAAACAACTATACGGAAGTAGGTAAGGCTGATTTAGAATTGGCTCTTATTGATGGTGTAGATGTAACGGGAGAGGGTGAAACCTCTTTGAGGAACGCCATATTGGTAAATCCGACTACACCGTTGAAATTTTCACCTACTACGGTCGCTCTTTATACAGCCATGTCTTTGGCTGTTGCAACATCTACTGATGGAAAGCTGATCCGTGAATTGGACGAAACCGGGACGGTGACAAATGATATGTATTTGCCATTGGATACAGGAGAGGGGGATGCTAAAAGAGTTGCTTTAAAAACTATCAAGGATAATATTCAGAGTGATAATGAAGGAATATTTCTTCGTAAAGACAAGCCGGATTCAACGGAGTTTCCAATCGCGTTTAAGGGTGGGGCTACTTTTGGCAATTATGTAGGCGGCTTTCATGGCTCTGGTGCCAGAATAAATGAAAAAGGAGAGATTGAAGCAAGGAGCTTGCAATTGTGGGAATTTTTGGAAGTACCAGAACTGCGTTTTAACCGTATCGATGTTGTGTCGGGTGAACTTTGGAATGCTATTGCTTTCGGTTTGATCGAGTCTGTCGATACGGAGAATAAGATCGTAAAGCTGAAACTGGAAGAGGGGGAACTTGCCGGATTACATGTGAATGATTTTTGTCGTGGTATATTCCATAACCTGACCGGTAATGCAACTACTTCCGGTGTTGACAGTGCTGGTTTCGATGTAGTGGTGGGATTCTCGACTGCCTACTTTACGCCTACAGAAATAATCGATAATGCCCATTTCAGATATGAGCTGAAACCCGGAACAATGGTTCACCCCAGCATGGCTATGAAGTTTGTCGTGTACGGCCATCCTACTGATAAGAACCGGCAGAATTCTGCTTATTCAACAAGAACTTATCAGCGATATCTTCGCAATGTCAGCACATGGGAGATCAATCCGGGGAAACATATTTCGTCGCAATTCGGGGATCTTTCCGAGCTGGTCATAAATGGAGAGTCCCTGGGCGAAGGATCAATCTATTTGAACAATGTTTATTTCGGAGGAAACGTTTGGAACGTTCCTGGCTTGGATAACAATTTGAAGGGACAGGATGCATATTCTGTAACCTTGTCGACTTATAGTGCTGTATATAATACGAAAGATGGATTGACTGAACAGGTTGATATCGTTACCGGTGATAAAAATGTTGTGACGGGAATGAGTCAGGTTGTTGCACAAAACTTTCGTATATCAACCAAAATTCAGGTAACAAAAGGTACGGAGTTATTACGGTACAGTACTGTTATTGGAGAAGGTAAATATCTGGTTTCCTCTGTGGGTACAGGATGCACATATACAGTAACCGATGGCCTTGTCGTAGTTCATAGCGTAACGGAGGAAAAGGCAGAAATAAAGCTGGAGATTAATTGTGAGGGACTAGCTGTCTATGAACAGGTATTTACAATTGTCCGGGTAATAGATGGTGTGGATGGTACAGATGTGGAATGGATATTTCAGCGTACCGCAACCGAAGCCGCGAAACCGGCCAGACCGACTGTCTCTGAAAATGTGGCGGATTTTGTTCCTGAGGGTTGGACAGACGATCCGGTAGGTCCAGATATAACGAATCAGTTTGAGTGGAGTTGTAAGCGTGAAAAAGCGAATGGTGTTTGGGGATCATTCTCCGAAGTATTCCTATGGTCCAGATGGGGTAAAGATGGTACTAGTACCGAATACATCTATGCCCTTTCAAAGAATTATGCGCCACCAGCGATAACTAACAGCCAGGAAGATGGCCATGTCCCTATGGAATGGTATTCTGCCCCTCTTAGCGTTACCGCAGAGTATAAAGTATTATGGGTGTCTCAACGGGTAAAAAAAGATGGGCGGTGGAGTAATTTTTCTAATCCTAGTATATACGCAAAATGGGCGGAAGATGGAAAAGATGGAGATCCAGGTATAGATGGTTATTCCACATATGGAGTTTATAGAAGGTCAGAGACGCAACCGGACACTCCTGAGGAAGATAAATTGCCTCCTTCTGGTTGGGCACGGGATCCTCCTTCTGGAACCCTTCCGCTCTGGATGAGTAAGGCTGTATTTTTTAGCAGTGGTTTTAAAAAGGGGCCTTGGTCTGCTCCTGTAAGAATATCGGGAACAGACGGTCAAGATGGAGGAGCTGGTCCTTCATTGACATTCAGAAAAAAATATGATGCTTCGAAAATCTATACTGGGACGGAACAACATGTTGATGCTGTTTATACTGAAGATATTCCAGGGACTAAAGTCTTTTGGATGGCTAAAACGTCTGCCGGTTCATTTAGTAATAAATATCCGAGTGCCGGGTCTGCATATTGGGAAAGATTTCAAGGTCAATTTGAAAGTATAGCGACGGGACTGGCATTGATCGAAGAGGCAAATATTGCAGGTTGGTGGTTCTCTGACCTGACAATCCAGAGTCAAAATAGGAATGTGGTTATTGACGGCAATGCCGATACTCATCCCCGTATAGCGTTGGGGGCCTCGTATGAGAATAGGGATAATGCACCGGCAAGAATGTATGAAAATGGTGAAGTTTATTTTGAGAAGGGTACTTTTGGAGGTAAGGTCATAAGTTCACTTAATGGCAATAGGATTATTATTGATCCGGACGATCAGTCTCTAAAGATGATAAATTCATCAAATAAAGAAGTTTTTAATATTTCATTTCAGAATACAGTAGGACAACAATCGTTTCCAGAAATAAACATGTATATGCACACTGTTGATGGTGGTTTAGCGCGACATATAAAATTACACGCAGGAGGACTTTATATGCTGGGGAGTGACAGTTCTAATACAGTATCAATAACACCATCTTCTTTGACATTTCCAAATCTATCATCGATTGATCCCAAAATCAAAGGAGCTTTTTGGAGGGATGGAACAACCGTAAAGGTTTCGCAAGGATAACACTATTAAATTATAAGTAATATGGCAGGAACAAAGGATATAAAAGATTTCACAAAGTTTCCCAGTTTATCGGACAATGATTATCTGTTGGGAACAAAGACCGATTTAGGTGGTACGGATGCCGGTATAACTGTCGGGAACTTCAAAAAGCAGGTGGCCAATGATGCGGCCCCTTCAATTAATGAAAATGGATACTGGGTCGTTAATGGTGTTAGCACAGGAGAGAAAGCCCGGGGAGAAACTCCGGTGTTAAACAGCGGTACGACGACCACAGGGGAGGAAGGAACCGGAGCGTCGTCCGAAGTCGTACCTGACGGGCAGACACCGGAGGGATCGCCTAAATACAAGCTAAACCTGACCCTTCCGCGTGGATCGGCCGGTAAGGCTGGTAAAACAGCAATCTTCGGAATAGGGAATGTCTCTGATGGCGAAAAGGCCTCTGCTACCTTGACTGCTGATGGAGAAGACGGATCCGGTAATCCCAAGTATAAATTGAACCTTGTGTTACCTGCAGGTAAAACCGGAGAAAACGGAAAAACTCCGAAGTTCGAAGCCGGAAGTGTCTCGACACTGGAACCGGGCCAGTTGGCCTCGGCTGAAATAAGCTTCAAAGAGTACGATACGGACGGTAGCCCAATATACGTAATTTCTTTGTCTATCCCGAAAGGAGATACAGGTAGTCCCGGTAAAACCCCGGTTCTTAAATCAGTCAATGCCAAATCCGGAGACACTCCTTCCGGCAGTTTCATCGCTGATGGTACAGATGAATCCGGTAACCCGAAGTATATCCTGAATCTTACATTACCTGCCGGAAAAGACGGACAACCGGCAATATTTGAACAGGGAACGACGACTACATTGGAACCGACAGAACCGGCCTCTGTAGAAGTTGTTGAGAATGGGACAACTCCTGAAGGAAATCCCAAGTATATCCTGAACTTTAGTATTCCCAGAGGCCAGGTAGGTAAACCTGGAATCGGATCGGGTAATGTGTCTGCCGATGGCACCGGGCTTGTAGCTGGTAAAAAGTATTTGTTTGTCCCGGAATCGGACGGAAGTACATCTGGTGCGTTTGTCGAGTATGTCGCCCCTGAAGCATATGATGATACCCCACTTAGAAAGGAAATAGCCGATAATCTGGCTGCAGCCAAGACTTACACCAATGAACAGATAGCTGGTATCGTTCAATTTGATATAAAAGCGGTCCCGGAACTGCCGGATACCGGAGTAAAAGGAACGATCTATTTAGTTCCTAAAACCGGATCGGGAAATGATGTCCATAATGAGTATATCTGGGATGAAACTTCAAGTAAATTTGAATTGATAGGTTCTACTTCTGTCGATTTATCAGATTACTATACTAAGAATGAAGCCAACGAACGTTATGTTTTGAAGGAAGCAGGGAAACGTTTAATGACGAATGCGGAAGGAGCAAAGCTGGAAGGTATAGAATCCGGTGCAAACAAATTCCAGTACCCTGTCAATCCCGGAGAAGGTCAGGTTCTCACGTGGTCTGCCGGAGCAGCCAAATGGGATAATCCGGCAAGCGGTTACGAATATATTGAACTAGGGGACATTTTACAGATAAGCCGTGTAAAGACTTCTACCGAACTGGACTGGAACGACTTTATTAAGGGTAAAACGATGGATGATTTAGAACAGGCTTATATCAACAATACCCCTATATATTCTAAAATACAAAGTCGTTATTTCGGGGAAAAGATGGGATATTCACAATGTACTTCCATAATGAAAATAGTTGACGGTACTGTTGTGCATTATTACTTATCTTTTGTCGTGGCTTATAGCGCGACTAACTCTGATAATATTTACAACTACCTTATTGATTTAAGAGGCGTTACAGGGGAAGGTTGGCGCGATGCAACGTCGCGGGCAAGTTGCTTGTTCACTAAAACGGCTGTCCCTGTTGGCACATCTATCCCGTTTACTGGCGGATTTGTAATCATGGATTTGTCTACAGGAGGAAGCAGGGATTTGATTATAAACCCACCCGGCTTCTATCCGCTTCAAAATTCGACTACAACGATCATGTTGCGTAACACGTCTAGCCTGACAACCAAGTTGACATTCACTATAAAATTAAGTTCAGATGCAAGTTCGGAAGGTTCGAAATTACTCATTCCATCTGAACTACCTGAACTGGCAGGAGGTGAAGCATGTGAACTTAGCATATTATGGGCAGACTGGAAATATATAGTTCGTGCGTCTGAACCTTTTAATTATAAAGAATACGTTGAATAGTATGGGAAACAGAAGAAGGTCATTATTATTTGCTTCCCCCTTAATAGAGGTCGCCCAGTTGGTGGTAATCAAATCATCAGGAACTTACATAGTACCTGCCAATACGGTAAAACTCGATGTCTTTCTGGTTGGTGCTGGTGGTGGAGGTGGTCTGCCAGTAGCATCCACATCTTATGGTTCCTATACAGCTGGATATGCTGGGGAAGGTGGTGCAGTTGTATATCAGGAAAACATGCCATTCATTAAAGGAGAAGAAATAAATGTTGTGATCGGACAAGGTGGGAGTGCAGCAACAACAGCCAATAATGCGGGAAACAAAGGAGGTGATACATCTTTTGGAACCCTCATTGCATTGGGTGGTAATGGTGGAACTGCCGGAACAAATTCATCGCCATCAATCGGGAGTGATGGAACAGCTTGTCCATTTGGAGATATAGAATCGGAAGCTATTACGTCTTCTGATTTATTTGGTGCAAATGGTGGAGATGGAAGTACTACCACTACGGCTAATGTAGGAGGGAATACTGGCGCAGGAAAAGGAGCCAATCGCTCTACTGCTGCTGATAATGCTTCTTTTTACGGTTCTGCCGGAGGGGGTGGAACTATATACAGGACATTTAGTAATACGATAAGAAATCCGGGATTAGGATATCAGGGTATTGTTATATTGAAAGTTACCCGTATGATAAAAGAAAGTGAAATACCCCTTGTTGAAAAATTTGAGATAATCACTGATATATCTCGGACCTCTTGGACTGTGCCTGACAATACAAAAAAAATAGACATCTTTATAGTAGGTGGCGGAGGTGGTGGTGACGGTTCAAACTCTGTAAACATTAATGGAGACTGGGTCAGTGGTGGCGGAGGTGGAGAAGTATTATATGTAGAAGATATTTCTTTCACAAAAAATCAAATATTTGAATTATCAGTTGGGGATTGGACTGCTTTATCGTATGGTGGTGAAAAAGGAAACCCAACAACATTTGGAGAATATACTGTAGCAGGAGGAGAAGCGGGAAAAGAAAGCAATGGTGGATATCCTTACACCAAAGATGGTACACTTTGTCCTTTTGGAGACTTATCTCATATAGACCCGGAATTGACTGCAACAACAAAATATGCGGCAACCGGTGGTTATGTAAGATATTCTAATGGTGAATTGCAGGGATATTCAGGTAATAAAACCGGCGGAGGTGGTGGCAGTATTAAGGGCAATGCCGGAAATGGTACATTCTATGGATCCGGTGGCGGTGGCATGGGAGTTTCTAGTGGCCAGTTTTCTCGTCCCGGAAGAGGGTGTCAGGGTATAATAATAATCCGATATTATGTAAAATCCTTTGAATAAAGTTTAATTATAGGATCTAATTAGTAGGAGTATCAAATATAAAAAATTAGAGGTATGGTGGATAATAAAGAACAAGTAATATTAGAAGTAGTTATTAAAAATGATGCAGCATCGAAACGGCTCAAGGAGAATAAGCAGGATATTGCGGAACTTCGGGAAGAACAAGCCCTGTTGAATAAAACGACACTGGAAGGAAAGGAAGCCTATAAACAGTATGAAGATGAAATAAAGAATCTGAGGAAACATAATGTACTGTTGAATCAAGAGATCAGGAACAATAATAAATCAATAGAGGACCAGGAAGGTAGTTTGCAATCTATGCGTGCTGAACTTTCCCGGCTGAATAAGGTATATGTAAATCTTAGTCAAGCGGAGCGTGAGTCTGCAAAAGGACGTGATTTACAAAAGAAAATCTTATCTCTCAATACTACGATCGGAGATGCAGAGAAAAAACTGGGGGATTTTCGTCGACAGGTGGGTAATTATGAAAATGCCATGAAATCGGCGTTAGGGGCAAACAATAAATATGTTGCAACCCTTATGCTCATGAAAGATGGCAATATGAATTTGGGCGCAGCCTTAAAAACTACTACATCGGTTGTAATCTCTTTCGGAAAAGCCCTTTTTGCTGCGATAATGGCAAACCCAATTATAGCAGTTATTGCAGGAATTGTTGCAGTCCTTACTGGGCTTGTTAAAATAATGAGAGGTAATGAGGAGCAATCAGCACGTTTGGATGCAGTTTTGGCTCCGTTGAAAAGAACATTTGAGGGTATTGTTGCCGTACTTCAGATTGTTGCAGGATGGGTTCTTGATGTTGCTGAAGGGTTTGAAGCGTTAGCATTGCAAGTAACTAAACTAGGGGAGAAGATTCCTGTAATTGGAAAATATTTCAAACAAAGTAATGATGCCATGCTTGCCAGTATACAACTTTCAAAAGATAAAGCAGCTTTAGATAAGCAAACTCGGGAATTAGATGTTGCGAATGCAAAAGCTCAATATGAATCATCTGAACTTCGAAAGAAGGCGGAAGATCGGGTAAAATATACGGCAGAAGAAAGGCTAAAGTTTGTACAGGAAGCAAATGCCAAAGAGCAAGAAATTCTTGATAACCGGTTAAAGATTGCAGAGGAACAGTTTCGTATTGCTCAGGAAGAGGCCGCTTATAATAAAAATAGTAAAGAGGTTAATGAAGATTTGGCCAAAATGGAAGCAAACTTGTATCTTGTCAGAAAAGAACATTCGGATAAGACAAAAGAGTTGATGACTAAGGAGAATGAGATACGAAACCAGTCCCTTACCGCTGAAAAAACACGTTTGGCTCAGGCTAAGAAGGCTACTGAAGAAGCAGTAAAGCAAAAGCAGAAAGAACTTGAATTGATTCGTCAGGCTGAAGATACAGCATTATCTCTAGTTAAGGAAGGAATAGAAAAACAGAGACAAACGGTAAATGTTCAGTATGATCGACAGATCGAAGATTTGAAACATAAGCTCAGTACAGAGAAGAATTTAACTGATGCTGCAAAGAAGGCGTTGAATGATTCTATAATTCTGGCCGAACAGAAGCGTGATGCAGATTTGAAGAAACTATCTGATGATTCTATCCAGGTTCAGATAAAAAAAGAAACTGAACGTATCCAGTTACAACTTGACTCTGTCAAAGAAGGAACATCACAGGAACATAATCTCCGGCTTTCCCTGATCGAACAGAATCGCCAGGCTGAACTTGCCGCTAATTTGCAACTGGCTGAAGAACTCCGGCAATCGGAAGCTGATATAAATGCCGCATACAACAAACTGGTTGCAGATGAAAACGAAGCATTCCGGAAAGAGCAGTTCGATAAGCAATCTGAATATATCCGCTTAGAATGGGAAAATAAAATTTTGCAGGTCAAAGAGGGGACATTGCAAGAATATGACTTAAAAGTGCAGCAGGCCCAAGCTGACTATGATTTATTAGTAAATATGGATGCTGCTACCAAAGCTGCATTGTATGAATCGGATGCAGCTTATGAGAATGCAAAGTTACAGGGTGAAAAAAATATACAGAATGCTATAAAAGCGCGTATTAATGCAGAGAATGAAGCTGTTCTGGTCCAGATGGCAGCTGTAACGACAATCACGGATGCTTTTTCGTCCATGTTGGATAGTTTTGCAGAAGATAATGAAGCGTTGGCCGCTTTTGCAAAAACTGTAGCATTGTTTAATATTGGTCTGAGTACGGCAGAAGCTATCTCGAAAGGGGTTGCTGCTGCTCAGTCTGTACCTTTTCCTGGTAATATTGCTGCTATTGCTACAACTATTGCATCTGTTATGGCAAATATCGCAAAAGCAAAACAGTTGGTAAACAAAGAAAAGAATCCGAAATATGCTGATGGTGGTGAAATCACAGGTCCTTCGCATGCTTCAGGTGGGGTTCTGATCGAAGCTGAAGGAGGGGAAGGTATTATAAATAAATACTCAATGTCTAATCCCTTACTGCGTTCTATTGCCAGTGCAGTTAATGTCGCCGGCGGTGGTGTTCCATTCTCTAATGTTCCAATATTCCCGTCGAGTTCCAGTGGTGGGTTCGATACTGCCGAACTGAAAGCTGTTTTCGTTGAAGCATTAAAAGAAATGCCGGTTCCCGTGGTTAGTGTTGTTGAGTTTACAGAGGTACAGGACAGAGTAAAAATGATTCAAAATAATTCGACTATATGAAAGTTCATGAAATATTAGCCTTTAATAAGGAGTTATTAGAAAAGCTCTATTCTGCTGGTTTGAATACATCTGATTTTTTACATGTTGATCTGTATAATGAGTATGCCCGGCTAAAAAGGGATGGATTGAAAAAGGCTTATATTGTTTCTTTCCTTTCCGATCAGTATAATATGAGTGAACGAAAAGTGTATCAAGTTATTTCTAAGATGGAACGCTCAGTTTAATCTCTGTATTATTTATTTCATAGGCTGTATCGTTTTATCGGTATGGCCTTTTTTTATTACTGCAAAATATGTGCAGTGCTTTTTCATTTTATTTTCTCCTGTAATATACAATATGATATAAATTTGCACAAAAAGATATTTTAAATATGGCGGTATTAAAGATTCACAGCGATATAGTAGATGAAGAGACAAGGCAAATGAACTTGTTTTGGATCGGAGTGGACGGAACTTCCTTTGATTCCGTCGATGCTTTCATTGAAAGTATTCCGGAAGACGATAACAATATAGAGTTACGATTGAATTGTCGTGGTGGTAATTGTATGGAGGGTTGGACCATTTATGATAAGTTACGTTCAACGGGTAAAGAAATAACTGCCATTATTGAAGGTAAATGTGCATCTATGGCTTCTGTCCTTTTGTTGGCCGCTCCTAAAGAACGACGTTACGCCTATCAGAATGCTACACTATTGATACATAATCCTTATATCCCACCTTACACTTTGGCAGATGCTTATGATGCAGAAGATTTGCGACGTATGGCGGAGGACTTAGAGGCCGAAACGACAAAGATCGTGAATCTATACGTTGATCGTACCGGCTCCGAGGAAGATGTACTGCGTGCCCTTATGGCGGAGGATAAATTTGTCGATATGGATAAAGCTAAGGAATTAGGTTTTATATCTGAGTTGAAGCCTCCTATATCCGCAAAGGAAAAGCAACCAAAGAAATGGAATCACTCAAAAATAAATAATATGAATCAAGAAAAAAAAGTAACAGTAGCACAGGCTTTTCAAATGCTAGGAGTAGCATTAGGAGTCGTTAAGGCTCCGATTGTCAGTCTTGATCTGTCAACGGCAGACGGAAGCACTTTAACAGTAGAACGTGAAGAAGGGGAACCACAGGTCGGTGATACAGCATCCCCGGACGGAGAACATCTTATGCCGGATGGAAGTACAATCGTCGTAGAAGGTGGAGTAATAACAGAAATCCGTGATCCGGAAGAGGAAAATAATAATGACGAACTGGATGCTGCCAATGCGCGAATAGCGGAATTGGAAGCTGAACTAACGTCTTTGCGTGCTCAGGCTAAAAGCCAGGACGAACTTGTGATTTTGAATAAGGTCAAAACAATGGGAGGTTTGGAAGGCTTGAAGAAAATTGCAAGTAGCTATGTTCCTGATGCGCGAGGTTTCCAAGGCAATCAAGGTAGACAGGGCGGAAACGGTGATCCGGTTTCTCTGATTGATAAAAAGCTGGCTGAAAAACGTGATGCCCGTAAAAAGAAGTTTAACAAATAAAAAATGTTTGTATGCCTAAGTTAGATTTTACGAAATTAACCCCGACAAATCATGCTATTGAGAGTTTGCGTGATTTGTTAAACATGACTGTGTTCCAGGATGAAAACCTAGAGCAGTTTATTACGTCAATGGGTAAAATAGTCCACGGTAAACGCCTTGGCTTCATTGGAGAAATGGAAGATGTCGGTAATGAGGGAGCCGGTTGTAATCCTACTTACAAATCAGTCGGTATTCCGGCTGCTGAAAAGCAGTGGGAACTCGGGGACTGGGAAATTCCTTTGAATCTTTGCTATGAAGATTTGGAAGGAACGATCGCTGATTACTGTTTGAAAACTGGTACTGAAATTGGTGATCTTACATCTACGGAATACATGGATTACATTGTGTTACCCAAATTGGAAGAAGCCATGCGGAAAATGATGTGGCGTATCGCCTGGTATGGTGATAAAGACGCGAAAAATAATGCTGATGGAGGTGTGTTGACATCTGGTGTCGATCCAACTTTGTTTACGATGGCCGACGGTTTTTGGAAGCGTATTTTTGCTATTGCGGCCGGTAACTCTAATCAATATACAGAAATCTCAGCGAATGACACTGCATCTTATGCAACCCAGAAATCAGGATTATTGACAAAAGGTGTTGTAACATCTTTGTTTGAAAAAATCCGAATGGATGCAGATGGACGCATTGAGGCAATGGACGGATCGGCTATTTTCTGTACGAAATCTTTGGCTGATGCTTTAGCCTGGGATGCAAAACAAACCTATAATACGATTATGCCGTGGCAGGTTCTGTTTGATGGTCTAAAAGTCTCTGAGTGGGATGGTGTGAAAGTTTATTCTATCTCTTTGTTTGACCGATTCACAAAAAAATATCAGGATAATGATACAAAGTTGAATTTACCGCATCGTGCTGTATATACTTCGCCCAGTCAGTTACTCATGGGTTATCCGGGTAGTTCTGCTATTTCAGAACTTGATGTGTGGTTCGAACGTAAAGAACGTATGAACTATATCTATTCAACAGGTAAGATCGGTACTCTTACCAAAGAGGATGAACTTATTCATGCTGCTTATTAATAATTCGGGGTATGGTATTCTGTACCCCATCAAATACTCATAGATATGGCAGATTGCGAAAGTTTAATTAAAAAAGATATTGATACTAACTGTGATACACCAGTTACTCGTGGTTTGGAAGCTAATGCAGTAATCATAAATCGTTCAGATATTGATTTTGCAAAAAGCGTGTTTGCTACAGGAAAAAGCAATGTTCTTGAGGCTCTTGTTTTGAAGACAGGAAAGAAAGGATATAAATGTTTCGTACCGGGTAAAACACCCTTTACCGGGACTAAGACAAGTCTGAATGTTGGAACTTATGTTAATACATTCAATAATGAGTTTGCAATTGTGATCCTGGACAATGGGCCCGAGACTTGCGAAAGCATTATTGATGGTTTGGCAAATGGGACGTTTGTAGTCGTTTATGAAAACAAACATAAGGGTACAACGAAAGATGCTGCATTCCAGGTTTCCGGTTTTTATCAGGGTATGACTGCAACGACATTGGAGAATGACAAATACAGTGAGGAAACCGAAGGCGGTTGGAAAGCTGTGTTGACAGAAGAACGTGCTCCGAAATCCGGTTTGTTCCTGCATAAAACGGATTATGAAACGACAAAGGCTTTGTTTGATAGCTTAATTGCGGCAGCTTAATACTGTATAGGTATGAGAGTGGATGAACTATTGACAAATGAAGTGATCGAGCGTTTTCGTCTTCGGAAAGAAACACCGCAAGAACGGGATACGCTCGTTTCTTTGGCTTCTAAAGCTCTATGTCGCAAAATATCCTACACTTGTAGGAACTGCTATTTTGATGCGTTGATGGAACTCGTCAACCTTTATAAAACTAATCGAATATTATTTGAGGAACGTATGAAAGAAAAAAGATATCAGATTGCCAGAGGTGTGTGTATGCCTCTTGGTTTTGGTTCCAGTCGTATGATCGTGTACCAGAATTGTACGGATGAGTTAGCGATCGAATTTTTGTCTTTGGATGAAAAAAATAGTAAGTATTTTGAACGTCTGCCTGATGGATGGAAGGATGATGTTGCAGAATATTTGGATAAGTTGTCAGGGAAAGAACATATTCCTGTTGAATTAACTCCTGCCGAATTGGATGCTATCGCCGATATGAAAAGAATGCTTATAGTAGGTACGACTAAAAAAGCAGTGAAGGATCATTTTGTGACTTTTTCGAAGATTGGAGATGTGAAAGTAACGAAAAAGTATATTGATTCTTTATTGAAAGAGGCATCTGAACAATTGAAGGTAGAAAGTGAGAAGAAAACGGATGATCCGGGTAAAGATGGTGCATTGGAGAACGGAGAAAATCCGGATCAGACGGAAGTTGATTAATTGATACAATAGACTTGTGAAATATGACAATTGATGAAGTAAAAATACCGAAAATACGTATTCCTGTAGCAGATGTAACCAACCTGGATATACAAAGTTATGGAATTGGGAATAACTATCCTCAGATGATATTGCAACTGTTGGGTGCTTCCAGCAATGCAAAAAGTTGTGTTGGCCGGTATGCAAAATTTATTAGAGGTGCAGGTTTCAAAGATTCCTTATTTTACAAGTCTATTGTCAATATGAAAGGCCAGACATGTGATACTTTGCTAAGGCTCTGTTCTGATGATTTGGCAAAATTTGGTGGATTTGCTTTGCACATAAATTACAATCTTTTATGTGAGATCACTAGCGTCGAGCATATTCCTTTTGAAGATTGCCGACTGGGCATTGAAGACGATGCTGGATATATAGCTAAAATCGCCATACACCCAGATTGGATCTGTTCGAAGGGTAGGAAAAAGATCAAGAAACCCAGTAAAAGCACCATTGCCTATACAGATGTGTTTAATCCTAATCCCGACGTTGTACTATCTCAGATTGTGGCAGCAGGAGGTATTGAAGCCTATAAAGGTCAGACGTTATATGTGTCAAAAGATGGGTTCATGGTCTATCCATCTACCATTTACGACAGTGCCATTACTGATATAAGCACCGATGAAGGTTTGGCAAATGTTCGTTATCGTAATGTCCGAAGTAATTTTTTGCCGATGGGTATGTTCGTTTATCCCAAAGGACAGAAAGTCATGGTAGAAGATAAAGATGGAAATTGGGTTGAAGGGACAGAATATCAGAATGGTTTTGATGCAGCGAAATTTAAAGATTTTCAAGGTGATTCCGAAGCATGTAAAATTTTAGGTGTAGGGCGTGAAGATGGAGACGATGTTCCTCAATTTGTCGAGTTCCCAACCAAGAACTTCGATAAAGACTTTACTGTAACAAAGGATGCTGTAGCGGAGGAAATACATGCTGCGTTCAATCAGGAGGTATTTTACCGCATTCGTTCCGGTGCACTGGGGTTTTCAAACGACATTATTAATGATGCCTTTAACTTTTATAATGCTATGACGATCGACGAGCGTGTCCTGATGGAACAAAGTTTCCGATCAGTGTTCTCACATTTTGCATATCCGGTTAATCAAACAAACGACTATTCATTAATTCCTTTAAGTTATGAAGTCCAATCTGTTTAATAAGCAATTAACGGACGTAGATAGTGTAAAAACTACCGTTCGCCCCATGTCGACGCATGTAGATGTTGAAAAAATACTTGTGTACATTGATGAATCCCAGCAGCAGGATATCAAAAATGCTTTAGGCGATAACCTTTTTATTGATTTACTCCGGTATGTCAACCGTGAAGAAGGCTCACCGGTCAATGAAGCCTATGAGAATTTGCTTCATGGCGGCATCTATAAAAATGGGAATGATGAATTTATATTTTCAGGCATTGAAAAAGCTCTGAAATATTTCGTTTACGCGCGTTTGGTGAAACATGGAGACAGGAACCTGTCACGGGTGGGATTGATGCAGAATCAGGTTGAATATAGCTCACATGCAGAGTTAAAAGAAAAGCAGGAAGAGTATAAGGATGCTTTTTCTGTTGCTGAGGAACTGATGAATGATTGTCTCCGGTATATCAAGCATAATTCAGATAAGTTCCCTAAATGGAGAAAAGGAAGCATTACTCCGGTTCGTGGTCCTGTAATTTCTAAAATAGGGGACTGATGGAGAACTATACAGATAAATTCCTTTTTGGACTGATCGAGTTTTTCGCCTGGGCGAAATGGCTTTTCTTCCTGGCTTTAGTGTTGACGCTGGGTGATCTGAAGTTCGGTATTGAAGCATCCCGATACAGGAAAGACCCGATCAAACGATCACGAGCTGTCCGGCGTACAATGGATAAGATTACAAGTTATATCATTTGGGTTGTAATGGCCTATTCGTTCGGCCAGGCTTTCGGGCAACCATTTGGGATCGATTTGCTACCGCTTATAATTCTACTCGTTATATACGGTGTTGAGTTAGAAAGTATATATGTCAACTACTTTGCTGCACGTGGAAAGCATGTAAAGGTGAAGTTCTTGAATTTCTTTGGAAAGAAAACGGATATAATAGAAATAGAAGGTGATAAAAATGAGACAGATAAATAAAATTATAATGCATTGTACTGCATCGCGTGAAGGACAACCCCTAACAGTTGCAGATATTGATAAAATGCACCAAGCACGCGGATGGAACGGTATCGGCTATCATTACGTAGTTTATGCCGATGGATCAGTTCATAAAGGGCGACCAGTAGAAAAAGCCGGGGCGCACGTTTCTGGGTACAATGCGGACAGTATAGGCATTTGTTATGTCGGTGGACTAGATGGTTCCGGAAATCCCAAAGATACCCGTACCGAAGCGCAAAAGGTAGGCGTCCGCGAATTGGTGAATGAGTTGTGTCGGAAATATCCGACTGTTGTAGAAGTAAAAGGTCATCGAGATTATTCGCCTGATCTGAATGGTGACGGTGTGATTGAACCTTTTGAATGGTTAAAGGTTTGTCCCTGCTTTGACGTACAGAGTGAATTTACTTCATTTCTACCCAATGTAAATGTAAAACCATGAAAGGCATTGTATTACTCTGGTGTATGTTTCTTTTGTTTGGATGCGGTTCTAAAAAGCAGAGTTACAGATCGGAAACGGTTAGTACGGCTATCAGCAGCCAAAAGGATAGTTCCCATGTCACGGAATCTGTTCAGCGGACAATTACGGAGTTACTGGAGTATAGCGGAACCGGTATCATAACAATAACAGAGTTATCCAAGCCGGACAGCATCGGCAACCAATATATTCTAAAGACGACCCAGATGGATATCCATTCCGAACAAAAACGATCGGTGACAACAGAAGAGAATTGTGATAGGCAGGAAACTGATACATCTATCCAGGTAAAAGATGAGGAAATAAAGGCTGTTGTTATGGATGATGTGCTGATTGATCAAAGATTTGTATTACCTAGTTGGATATTTGGGTTGATTGTTATTCTGTTCGGTTGTATAGGTTTATGGATAGCAAAAAAACTTAAATAGAACTTTTTTCTCATAGTAATAGTTTAGTTAGTAATTGACCGCTTTGCCAGGGATTGGTAGAGCGGTTTGTTTTTTATGAAGAAGTTTATTTATAAGAGAGTATGATATTGAAAGACTGAATGTTTTTATTATATTTGTGTCGATATTTTTTATACTAATAAATATGCTATGATCGCAAATTCGTTAATATTGCCAACAGAACAACCTATAGATATTCATGAGATAAAGAGAGCTTTGCTAACTTATGATAAGATTTATATTCCATCTCCTGATGATAGAGAGTTAATCCCTCCTAATACATATCAATCAACATTTATGCAATTGTTTGGACTTCCCCCTTTTCCTATTAGTTTTTCTACTGGCAATGTAAAACCTTTAGGTAAAGTTGATAATTATGATGAAGTTTTTGATAAGGTGGTTAAAGATTGTAAAGATGCCTTTAGGCAAGGTAGTCTTGAAATTTTATCTTCTCCTCAATATACTCAAGGTTTAACTATCGGTGCTACATTGATGCCCCCTGATACCCCCAATCCTATATTTACATATCAAAATTATAGGCTAATGTGTGAGAATGTTGAATTTATGAAGTTAATGAGTAAAGGTATTGAGTATTTGGATTTGCGAAGTGTTAAAAATATATCAGGACTTATTCCTAGCTCACAAGAAGATGAAGAAAAAACAATTAATGGGCAAGGGAGGCCAGCCAAAGTTAAATTAGAAATAGAAAATTTAGATAATGATTCAATTGAAATACTAAGTCGATTATGCCATGCTAGAATAGGTTCTTTATCTAAATACTTAGGTTATTGTTTTATAAAGGATTTACAGCCTTTTACATCAGATATAGGTTATTCTAATATAATATCAAAGTTAGAATGTAACTTTAGGGATGTAATGGAAGAACTTTCTTTAGACCCCAAAAAGCAGTTATCTATTCTTCATAATTTAATGATAAATGAATATGTTAATCCATATAAGTTGAATGAAATGTCTATTAATGATATTTTGAAACAACGAACTAAAGCGTGGGGGAATACTCAGGAGTCTAGAAATGAGTTGTTTGCAGAGTTGAAGGAAATAGCGTTAGACTCCAATTCGGAAAAACAATTTGAGCGCTTATGTAAGTCTAAATTTGAAAATTTTTTAAGCATATCGAAAGACTATCGACATGAAGTAAGAAAGTTAGGTGTAAATCTTTTTTTAGAATTTGGCTCTTTGGCTTTTGCTTCTAATCAATTAATGGAAAAAATATTACAGCACCTAATATAGAGACTTTACTAGTTGTTGGTAGTATTTCTTTGGCTGGTTTATTAAAATCGAATGCTTCTTCGATAATGGATATTGTGAAAAAAGCGAAAGACCAAAAAAAAACAACAGGATATGCCATTTATTCTCATTATAAATATATGATGTGAGTTTTTCTAATAGTATATTTGTAATTCAGCAATGTATTTAGTCTGGCGGGGCGGTGTTCATTCGGGGACAGAATAGGGGAGATTTTGGTTTCAGTTTGGTGTTGAATCGTTCTGGTGATATAGTTGGCGAGTTTTGATTGAATGTTGATTTTTCGGAGATATTCATATAGAGAGAAATAGAGTTGAAGAAGTCGTATGTTCTGGTAGAACAACAAAAAAGGTTTGAAATTCAATTTCAAACCTTTTTTTATTTCTCCTTATTCATTTTCTTTTCCCCATCTGAAGCCGATGCGATCCAGTAGTTGGATGCGTTCGCTGCTGAGTTTACCTCTTCTTCTCAGATAGCCCATTCGCATCCACCAGGAGTAAAGGGATTCTTCTTTTTCACTCTCGGTCCCAGTCCTTGAGCGAGGGTATCGCTTTTCGTTTGTTATGAATTCGCTGAACTCATGGTATCTTTCGATCCATATCTTTTCGAGCCGTTCCGGCGAACGTCCGTTACTTGACTGGCTGTCGGACCAGTCAAAACCCAGGTCGGTCAGCTTTTTGATCTGCCTGGGGGTTAGCGTGACGCTTGTATCCTTGCCGTTTTTGTAAGCTCTCATTTTGCTGCACCATTTAGCCAGTCGTGATTCCTTCTGGTCTCTGGTGTGGGCAGGCCACCGGCCGGTGTTGTTGTAGTAATCCCTGACCAGATTGAACGATTCCTTCCAGCTTCTCCTTTTGTTGTACGTGTACCAGTTGAATCCTATGTCATCCAGCAATTTGATGCGTTCTTTATTCTGTTTGGTCTTAGGTGTGTTTTTTCGGGTGATTTTTTGGGTTGCACACCAATTGGACAATTTGATCTCTAACGGGTCTGAAGCACTGCTGGAGGGCCAGCGCTGTTCTTTTTCCAAAAAGATTTTCAGGTTATTATAATTATTCTGCCACTGTTCCGTCTTTTTCCGGATCTTGTCTGCGTCGATTCTGTCGATTAATCTAATCTGTTTTCCTATAAGTTTTTCCGGAGAATGATTTTTAAGGAATCTGCATCTGCTAATCCATTGGCCCAAACTTCGTTCTTTTGCCTCTTTCGCCGTAGGCACAGGCCATTTGTTATGTTTATCGTAAAAGACAATAATAGCACGCAAGATGCCGTTTCTTTTTTTCTTTCTTTTATTCATATACTTACTACTCTGGATCTTCTTTGTCTGTTATGTATGCTCAAAGATATTCAAATATTTGATTTTTAGTCATATCATTTTGACAGAATGTTATTTTATCCCTGTTTTCTATGCTTTTTTACAGGAATATTCACTTCTGTTTTCAAAATACCAGAATCTCGTGAAGATAAATGAATACAAAGCGCTTGTATTTTATCCGTTATGATGTTGTTTTGATTCGCATTATATTTTGTCAACCAGCATCAAAAAGGCTTTCTTTTAGTTCTTATTTTTAGTCTGATTTCTACTTTTCATCCTTTTAGGGAGATTGTTAAAAAAATCATCCGTATGATTTCATAAATCCATCCGCACAGTATGCACAAAACTTCTGCCCGTTGTGCCCTTTGTGAATTGGTAAAATGCCTTCTCCAGCCGCTCCGTATTGCTTACAACAAACCGATTGTAGTCACCAGCGGTTATCGTAGTCCGGAAGTAAATCGCCTGGCGGGTGGTGTCCGTTCCAGCCAGCATGTGAAAGGGGAGGCGGCAGATTGTTATGTCCCTGATATTTATTTCCTGTTGGATACTCTTAAAAAGAGCGGCCTGCCCTTCGACCAGGCTATTCTCTACCGAAAGAAGCATTTCCTGCATTTATCATACCGGGTGAATGGAAAGCAGAGACGTCAGGTATTATATAGATGAATAAAAATCCCCCAATCGCAAAAAAATATTTGTGAGTTTTGCAATTGGGGGATATTCACTATATCAGAAATGATTAATTCTGTTCTTTCAGGATTACATCGTGTGCACCACCTTCTACGATACTTGTTGAAGATACCAGTGTGATCTTGGCATTTTTCTGTAAATCAGGAATTGTGATGGCTCCGCAGCTACACATAGTAGCTTTGATTTTACCTAATGTCAGATTGAGGTTGTCTTTCATTTTTCCGGCATAAGGCACGTAGCTGTCTACTCCTTCTTCAAACTTCAGTGAAGCTGTGCCCCCCATATCGTAACGTTGCCAGTTTTGGGCACGGTTTGAACCTTCACCCCAGTATTCTTTTACGAAGTTATTGCCGATGCGCAGTTTCTTTGTAGGAGACTCGTCGAAACGGGCGAAATAACGTCCCATCATCAGGAAGTCGGCACCCATTGCCAGGGCAAGTACCATATGGTAGTCATGTACCAGGCCGCCGTCGCTACAGATAGGAACATAAATACCGGTCTGTTCTTTATATTCGTCACGCGCCTGGGCGACATCGATCAGGGCAGTAGCTTGTCCGCGTCCGATACCTTTCTGTTCACGGGTAATACAGATAGAACCGCCACCGATACCAACTTTGATGAAATCGGCTCCGGCTTTTACCAGATATAAGAAACCTTCTCTGTCTACCACATTTCCGGCACCAACTTTAACTTTATCGCCATATTCTTTTTTGATCCATTGCAATGTTTCGCATTGCCATTCGGAGTAACCGTCGGAAGAGTCGATACATAATACATCTACACCGGCTTCAACCAATGCGGGAACACGCTCCATATAGTCGCGGGTATTGATACCGGCACCAACCAGCAACTTTTTATCTGCACCGGAAAGTTCGTTCGGGTTTTCGCGGTGGTTGTCATAATCCTTGCGGAATACGAAATAAGCCAGATTCTGGTCTTTGTCTATGATAGGAAGTGTATTCAGTTTATGATCCCAGATGATCTGGTTGGCTTCTTTCAACGAGATGCCGACTTCGCCGACGATCAGTTTGGAGAAAGGAGTCAT